GTCGCGCCTAGTATGATCATCAACAAAAGCGCGCAAGCGTGAATTTGTTTTTCCGTCATGCGGCCACCTCTTGCGCGATGTAATCGACGACAAAGCCGGTTGTGTCCCGCTTTGCATCGCCCTTGGCATAAAGCGCGACGACAACGCGCGCTGGATCAAGAAACCGCATATCGTTTTTGTCGCCGTCAAAGGTTGGCATCCCAAGAAACCGCGACGGGATGTTTTCTTTGTCGCGGAAAACAACCGCGACCGACATGCCGCGCGCAAGCGCTTTGTCCAATTGGCGCAAGTAAAGCGCGCTTGCGGCGCTATAGGAAAATGTCAGGTGATAGTTGGCGATATCCAACCGGCGGTTGGCAATCTTTGTGTAATCGTAAAATTGCACATCCGGGAAAGCGGCAAAGATGTTTTCGTGACGCGCGCCCTTGTATTCAACCGGGATGTTTTCCCAACGGATATCGGTTGTTCCGTTCAACCGGACCGCCGGTTTTAAACCCTTGCGCTTTGCCCATGCCGCAAAGCGCGCGATATCAAGGGCAAGCTGCGCGACGTATGCCGCGCGGTCCGATACAAAGGCAACCGCTTTGCGTTGACGCGCGGCTTGCACACTGTTCATTTGACCGCGTCCGGCGGTGTTAAGGCAACCGTCAAGGCAACCGGCGGTTTCTGCCATAGGACAAAGATTAGCGCCCATGGTCTTATAGGGTGTCATATACTGGATTGCCGTTATGTAATCTTGCCCATTGCCTTTGATTGTCTTGGCATCAAAGCCAGCATTGATTGTGGCAGATTTGAATTGCAAAAGCTTTGCGCTTGTCATGTCAGTTTTCCCTTTGCCTAGGCGCGCCGGGTTTTCCCGGTCACGCGATACGACGACGCAAAGCGCGCCGTCTTGCGTAGAATATGCGGATATTTTGCGCGTCGTAAAGAAAAACATTCACGACACGCAAAAAAAGCGCGGCAACCGTTAATCGGGATAACTGTTGATCGGCGTAACTGTTGATCAGCGTAACTGTTGATCAGGATAACTGTTGATCAGGATAACTGTTGATCAGCATAACTGTTGATCAGGATAACTGTTGATCAGGTTAACTGTTGATCAGGATAACTGTTGATCAGGTTAACTGTTGATCAGGATAACTGTTGATCAGGATAACTGTTGATGCCGGTAACAATGCCGCATCGCAGAATCAAACTAAACGGTTCGGTTCAATTTCTGCGGCGCGGCGAGAAAATTCCGCAGTGCGGCATCGCGATGCCGCGGCGCAGAAACGCGACCCCCGACCCCCTCCGTGGAAAAAGTTCAGCCCCCCGATGGAAAAGCTCAGACCCCCTCCGATGGAAAAGTTCACCCCTCCGATGGAAAAGTTCAGAACCGCGCTGTTCGCATCGCCATCGCAAGCTGGCGCTTCATCCGGGTTGGAAAATATGATCGCGCGTTGCGGATCAGCGGCGGGTAGAACGGGAAGTTGGGCCGATACTTGGGTTGATATTCCAGAAGGTGGAACATCTTCTTCACGGTCTTGCCGGTGCGGCGGTAGATACCGTCGGTGCGGTTCTTGCCTTCGCTCTTGTACCCAATGAAGTATTCCACCGGCTTCTTGCGTCTGGCCAATCGGTCTGTCTGCTTAGTGATGCCCGCCTTCGTGTAAGACGAACTCGGTACCCGGCCAGCCTGCTTGCTGTCCTGTAGCCCCGCGATGGCCTCGTTGATCCGCGCCATGCTCATGCCCCCAGCAGCGGTTTGCGTGCGGCTGGTGGGCAGCACAGCGCGCAGATCGCCGCTATAGGCCAGAGAATAGTTCAACATGCTTTCCACGCCTTTTCTGGGGCGCACACCGCCTTTGTGCTGCACATCGAGGTAGTGCTTGCCTGCGGGCTTGGACTTGCGCGCAATCCGCATGTTCAGATCGTTCTTGCGGGCGGGCTTCATGTAGAACGCATTCAGCGTATACCGCACCGGCTTGTCGAACTGCTTTCGCATCTCGCGCTTGTTGACGGCCAACAGCACGTTGCCGGTATCGTTGAGCGCCTTGGACGCTGCGAAGGGGATTTGCCGGTGCATGAGGTTGTGCAGGCGGCGATTGATGCTCCGGGTGCTGCCGGTGGTCGAGATGCCTACATTGACGGCCATGTCAGCCCCCTCCGTGGAAAAAGTTCACCGGCACCCCTCCCCGTGGAAAAAGTTCAGCGCTCGGGTGCCAGTTCCGCCATCAGCGCGGCGTAGCCTATGATATCAATCGGGCTGTCATCCGTATACCCCTCGCACATGCGTGCGATCTTGAGGTCGGCCATCATCAGGCAGACCTGCCACGGCTCAATGTCCACCCGCAGGATCTGGCTCCACCGATCAGCGATGCGCTGGAAATTCACTTTGGGCGGTCCGTAGTCGGCATTGCGGTCGCCATGGATCAGGCTGGAGGCTGTGTCGAGTGCTTGCTGTCGTTTGGTTGTCATTGCACCGGGTGTCCTTCGTCTTTGGCCAGATAGCTGATAGCGACAAGCATTCCCTGCATCAGCCGGTGGAGATCGTAGTCATCTGAGAAACTCTCGAAGTAGTCAAACGCCAGATCGGTCTCCTCGGATACATCTACGCGGCTGTCGAATACGATCATCTGGTGGTCGGCCATGCTGCACCCCTTCGCTGGCTGTCGGCGCAGCCTAGCATAGGGGCGGTGTGTGTCCAGCGGGTGTAATTAATTCAAAAATTTGATCCCTAAGAGGCATGTAGGGGGAGAGACCCCAGAGAGAGGGGGGTAGGAGTACCCTATATAATAAAAGAAAAAAATATCTCTTCTATATATAGAGTACTCTCTCCACCCTTGTTTCATTGGGGTTTCGGGCAGTGACTTTGTTTGTTCGACCCAGACTAGATTGTTACGAATTTTGGAGTTGATGGGGCTTTGTTCGTCACGCATAAAGTCGGGACCGCTTTACAGACGATTTTAAGTGGCGTACCCATAGAGAGGCCCCGCGCTGCGCTAACAGCCGGGGCCATGACCGAAACCAGAACGGAGGATTGGCTTCGATGAGCCAGACAATATCAGATACCTTTGAACAGGCCAAGCGCTACGAGGCGATGGGCTGGGCGTTGGTGGGCATTCCTGCGGGAAGCAAGGCACCATCCACCTTTGGATGGCAGCAGCGCTCCACCCCGTCCAGTTATTGGTCGGACAATCCCACGCACAACATCGGGTTGCTGCACAGCCTGTCTGGCACCTGCGCGCTGGACATTGACCACATGGCCAACACGCGTCTGATCTGCGAGGCGATGAACATCGACTTGGACGCCATTCTTGCGGCGGCTCCGAGGATTGTCGGAAGGCCAGACAGGGGCAAGGTTCTGTTTCTGGCCCCGCCCGATCTTGGGCTGACGACACGCAAGATCAGTTGGCCTGTGGATGGAGACCCGCGCCGAACTGAGGTGGTTTTTGAACTGCGGGCCGGGACGGTGCAGGACGTGTTGCCGCCATCAATTCATCCCGACACGGGCCATCCGTATCAGTGGGCGGGTATGGCACCGGAACAGATCGGGCCGATCCCCGAACAGCTTTTGACTATCTGGCAAAACTGGGATCGGTTTCGCCCGCAGTTGATGGACGTTTGCCCTTGGAAGCGCGCGCCTGAGTTCAAGCCGCCGAGTGCGAAGTCGCGGCGGGTGGCCAATGAGGGGCAGAACGTGATTGCCGCTTATAACGATGCCACGCCGATCAGCACTGCCCTTGAGGCGGCTGGCTATCGTCAATTCGGAAGCCGGTGGTTGTCGCCAAACAGCACGAGCAAGATACCGGGTGTGGTGGTGTTTGATGATGGGCGGGCGTTTAGCCACCATGCCTCCGATCCGTTTGACCCGGCCCACAGCTTCGATGCCTTTGATGTGTTCTGCCACTATCAGCATCTGGGCAACGTCACAGCGGCTGTGCGGGCCGCTGCGGAGGCTCTGAACCTTGATCGGCTACCGCCAGCGCCGACCGAGGAAGATCGCGAGGCACAGCGCCACGGGGAGCGTGTGGCAGAGGTTATCATGGTTGGCGCCAAACGGCAGCAGCCCGAGACGGTGGAGGACATTCCCAAGCACCTCCTGACGGTGCCGGGGGTGTTGGGCGAGGTGGTGACCTACTCGGCCAAGACTTGCATCAAGAGCCAGCCGCAATTTGACGTGCAGGCCGCGCTTGCCCTTGGCTCTGTTTTGATGGGGCGGCGGTTCATTACCAACAATCGCAATATGTCTGGGCTGTATTTTTTGAACGTGGCCAAGACCGGGACGGGAAAAGAACACGCGAACACGGTCATTGAGGATGTGCTGGAGGCATCGGGCCTGATCGGGCTGCGAGGGCCAAACGGTTACACCTCGGCCACGGGTGTTTTGTCCACGCTTAAAGACAAGCCCTG